TCTGAGAAAACGTAGTATTGCTATGTTTGACCCAACAGTTGGTCAAGATAGTCCAGAAGGTGATATTACAGCACAAGCAGAATTTAGTGTTTCTGGTAACACATTAACATTAAATACAGCACCAGCGGACGGTGTTAGGGTAACAGTAATCAGAAAAGTTGGAAAAACTTGGAATGATAAAGGAAAAACATTAGGAAAGACAAAAAATGCAATAGCACAGTTCTTAAGAGCTGAAGAGGTTGACTTACCTAAATAAATACAAATGTAGGAAACATAAATGACAGATAACATATTAGACAAAAACGGAGTGTTAGTGCAAGGTCACATTAAGATCTTTAACCCCGAAACGGACGAAATTTTCATTGATAAACGCAATGCAATTCACTATGAGAATATGAGTATTGCTTTGGCAGAATCCCTTGCAAACGCAGGACAGGGATTTGTGTACGAAATGGCGTTTGGAAATGGTGGTACAAGTGTTGATCCTACAGGCATTATTACATACCTAACTCCAAATAGCACAGGTACAAACGCAAGTTTATACAACCAAACATATAAGAAGATTGTTGATGATCAAAGCGTAAACAACGTTGATCCAAACAGAAACAAAATTGAAACAAGGCACGTTACTGGTACTAACTACACAGACATTATTGTACAGTGTTTGTTAGACTACGGTGAGCCAAGTGGACAAGAAGCAAATGACACAGCAACAGATACTGAAAACCAGTATGTGTTTGACGAATTAGGATTATTAAGTTACAGTCCAACAGGACAAGGTAGATTATTAACACACGTTGTATTCCACCCTGTACAAAAATCATTGAATAGATTAATTCAAATTGATTATACTGTTAGAGTACAAAGTTTAACTGGTTACAACGAGGGATAATAGATGGCATATACTATTAACTATACCGACATTACTAATAAGGGTAGTATTGCTATCGAGGATAACACTACTGATACATCTACTTCATTACAGATTCCAGGTAGGTTTACAACAGATTACGGTGCGTTAATTGGTCAAAACTTTTTACAACTATTAGAAAACTTTAGTAATAGTTCAGCACCAGCAAGACCAGTTGAAGGTCAACTATGGTATGATACTTCCATAGGTATTAACATTCTTAAAATTTATGATGGTACTAACTGGATTGAAGCCGGCGGATTAAAACGTGGCGACTCAGCACCAGACGTAGCAAATTCAGTTGCAGGTGACTTATGGACAGATACAGATAACCAACAGTTATATTTGTTTACAGGTTCAGGTTGGATCTTAGTAGGTCCAGAATTTAGTGATGGATTAGCGGCAGGTGTAAGACCAGCAACTATCACAGGTACTGACAATATTAATTACACAGCATTGAAAGTTGAGATTGGCGGTAAGGTTGTTGCAATTTATGCCACAAGTGCATTTACTCCAAAGGCAACCATTGCAGGCTTTTCAACAGTAAATCCAGGATTTAATTTAAGTTCAGCAGATATTACAGGTGCAGGCGTAGGAAAATATTACGGTGTATCAGAGAAAGCAGAAAACTTAATTGTAGGTTCAACTACAGTAGCGGCATCAAACTTTTTAAGAGGTGATGTTGCAAGTATTTCAAATGCAAGTTTACAAATTAAAAATAACACAGGTGTTAGCATTGGTAGTGATGCTGTTGTTCAAATAGGTATTGAAGGACAGAATGCTATTATTTCAAATAACACATCAGGTGCAAACATTGATTTAAGAGTTAACAATGCAGGAAACTTACAACCTGTATTAAGAATTGACTCAACACAAAAAGTTGGTATTAACAACTTATCGCCAGCAGAAGCATTAGACGTAACAGGTAATGCTATTGTATCAAACAATCTTGTTATTAATGGTATTGCAGAAGCAGTTAACACTGGAACAGGTGCAATTACTACAACAGGTGGTATTGGTATTGCAAAGAGTGCGAGAATAGGAAACAGTTTAGAAGTAGGTGGTACAACTACATTAGGTGATACAGTATTACCAGACACTTCAAACACAGTTAACATTGGTAGTTCAACATTAAAGTTTGCAGAAATTAATGCAAACACTGTAAAAGCAAACTTGGTAGGTAACGTAACTGGTACAGTTACAGGACGTTCAGGAAGTTCAGATAAACTTGCTTCAAGAACAACATTCCAAATTTCAGGTGATGTTACAGCACCGCCAGTTATTTTTGACGGACAATATAGTGCGCCAGGCGAAACTACACTTGTTAAAGAATTTGATATTAGTATCAACAGTACATTTATTACAAACAAAGAATCAGTACCAACATCAAGATTTGATGACGAATTCCTTGTTAACAGAGTTAACGATGAAAACGGTAGTGGAACAGGTATTAAGAAACTTTCAAGAAGTAACTTGTTTAGTGCTTTACCAGTTAACCCAGTTGGACTTATTACACCATATGCAGGTAATGCCGCAACAGTGGCATTATTGAATGGTTGGTTGTTATGTGATGGTAGTGAAGTGTTTATTGTTGATTGGCCAGAACTTTATGATGTTATTGGTACATCATTCAAGGCTAATCCTGCATTAGGTAAATTTGCGTTACCAGACTTACGTGGTAGATTCCCACTTGGTATGGATAACATGGGTACAACAGCAGGACCGGCAAACAGAGTTACAGATGAAAACGCTGATACGATTGGTGGAACAGCAGGTGTTGAGAAGAAACAAATTCAAGTTGACGAACTACCAGAACACGAACACGATATGCGTGGACCAAGTGGAACACAATATTACGCAACAAGAGATGTACAAGGTGCACCAGTAGATGCAGATGCTACAGTGGCAGACGCACCGCAAGGTACAGATGCAGGACAAAAGTTTCCATTCTCAGGTGGAGTGGTAAGCAACACAGCAGTTGGGCAAGACTTTAATGTAATGAACCCGTACTTGGCAATTAACTATCTAATTTATGCGGGGGCAAAATAATGGCATATCAGATTAATAAAACAAACGGCGACTTACTTGTAAATCTTGTAGACGGACAAGTAAACACACAAACAACTGATATTTCATTAATTGGTAGAAACTATTCAGGATTCGGTGAAAGCATTAACGAAAACTTCGTTAAGATGCTTGAGAACTTTACTAACACACAAGCACCAGCAACTCCGCTAACAGGACAGTTATGGTATGACAGTGGCGAAGCAAGATTAAAATTATATGATGGCGCACAATTTAAAAGTGCAGGCGGTCCAATTGTAAGTCCTACACAACCACAAATGGTTACAGGTGATCTTTGGATTGACAATCAAAACAATAAATTATATTTTTACGATGGAACAGATTTAGTACTTGTTGGTCCTGACTTTTCATCATCAGAAGGAACTTCAGGTTTTACAACTGAAACAGTTTTAGATACAACGCAGTCAAACAGAACACTTGTTAACTTAAACGTTGGTGGACAAAAAGAAGCAATACTTTCAAATATTAGATTTACACCTAATTCAGCAAATCCTATTACAGGAATTGTTGGAGCAGTTGAAAAAGGTATTAATGTAATTGATGATGACTTTAAGTTTCACGGAACAGCAACTTCGGCAGATACAATTATTAACGCACAAGGCGTTAAGAAAAACGCATCACAGTTTATGCCTACAGATGCTAACGCAACTTCAAATGGTACTATCAGCACAATTAACAACGGTGGTATTACAGTAGGACCAGAAGATAATATTAACATTGGTATTGTTGCAAATCAAACAATAATTGCAAACCAAGTTAGAGATAGAAACTTAGATATCCAAGTAAGAAAAGCAAGTGGTGCAACTTCAGCAATTAAAGTTGACACAGCAAATAGTTACTTAGGTATTTTCAAAGCATCACCTACAGCAACACTTGACGTTGGCGGTAGCGTAAAAATTGATGGCGACTTAACAGTTAGTGGTAACACTTTTAGTACAGACGTTGATAACTTAAGAATTAAAGATAAAAATATTGAACTTGCTATTACAAGTGATAGTACAGTATTACCAGATGCAGATGTTAATGACGCAGGTATTATTGTTAAAGCAAATCCAGACGATAAAGAATTTATTTGGAAACTGGCAACAAACGCATTTACATCAAACGTATTCTTTGATTCAACAGCAGGTTATAAGATTAACGGCAACACAGTTA